TTGAGCCGCCCATCCGCCACTATCTTTTGTAGTAGAATCTGGTAAGTCTGTTGATACTGATAAAGAACAAGATGTAGAGTGAGCTACAGCTACTCCACCGATTTTAACGACTAATAAAGTCCCGTTGAATACCCCAGTTGTGGCCATAATATTAATTTTTAATGTTTATTTAATTGATTATCAATTACTTTTATTGATTTATTTTTAATCCTACTTTTTAATGCTCCATAACTTATGCCGATATAATCAGCAGCAAGTCTTTTGCTTTTAAATTCTCCGACAAAGTTACCATTCTTATCCCAAACCTTACAAGCCTTCATAAGATGGCTATTCTCTACACCTTGCTTTGCCAAAGACATTTTATCCTTAGATTCTTGACTTACTATTTTACCTTTTGTTACACTTGCCCAAGTATTACCTTTGCTTCTTTGTCTCAAAAGATTTATTTCATTTTCTGTCTTTATTCTACCTATACCAGCCAATCCTATCTTTCTTTTAGTTTCTTCTGATAATCTACTATTAGCACCACCTGGTCTAATGTTATATCCGAAGTTCCTATCTGTTGCTCTTAAAATCTTAATAAACTGCTCTTCGTAAAGATTAAGACTTTCTAAGTCATCAGTTTTTAAGATGGTATAGAACATAAAGGAATCTATGCCATGTTTATTAAAAGAACGCTGAAGGTACTCGTTGTCGTGAGTACCCTTCTTTAGCCTTTGTCTATGGTAACTAAACCTAACTCTTGGCTCATTTACAGTTTGCCCTATATAAGCCTTCCCAGTATTCTTGTTCAGTATCTTATATAAGTACATACTATGTTGTTTGAGTTACAAAGTGGTCTACCACTATAACTCTTCTAAAAATATATGTTTCTTCTACATAGTCAAAAGTAGCCTGGTTTGACACCATATTCCTCGTAACTATGTTGAAATCTGGAGAAGCATTTGGGTAATCTGCAGGAGCTACTCCTATGATTTCCAATAAGTCATTAGCCCATTGGTCTACGGCTTTTTGACCTACTTCACCAGACTTAAATGTCCTATACACTATGTCAAACTGTATGCTTACATCAAAGTTATAGCTTGTTTTGTCACTATTCTCTACTGATGTCTGAGAACTTATCAACAAGAATGGAGGCTCGGCACCATCTGGAGCTATGGTATCATATACCGATAACTCGTAGTTGTTAGCATTTATCTTGTCGAAATAAGCCTTTCGTATAGCATATCCGCAGTCTTTCATTATCCTTCTACCTCTACTTCTTTAGAATCCGTTTGTTGGCCATTTTGAGCCTCATTTAGCTCACCTAAGAACTTCAGCAATGGTAATCCATAGGCTGTAGGAATAGTGTTTATAAACGCCTCTAATGACTTTAAATGCTCTTCGTTTAGTTCAATCTTTTTCATAGTTGGTATTTTTACAAATTTAGGTAAAATTATTTAGCTGCAATCATAGCTTTTAATTCTTCTATTTGAGCTTGTTGCTCTTGCATGGCTTTTACTAACATTGGTATTAATACAGTTGTCTTAACTGACTTAATTCCTTCTTTATCGGTATCAACCATATTAGGGAATACCTCCTCCATTTCTTGTGCAACAAATCCTAATTGTTTTAAATCTTCTCCAATAAAATTAAAGTTTCTAACTTTCAATTTTAATAAGTTATCAAGTTTAGGGGTAGTATCAACTATATTTTCTTTTAATGTTTCATCTGATAAAGTACCATACACTCCAGTTCTATTTTGAACAGTGCCGCTTGACCAAACTGCAAATTTACTATTTGATGTATCAGCGCAAATAATAAACTGATTATCACCAGTTATATTAGGTGCAACAGATGAATAATACATACGCATTCCATAAGGAACACTACTTGCATTTACTATATTGATTTTATACCCAGCTGCAGTATTATCTCCTATTCCAACATCACCCCCGCTTGTAATTGTTAATCTTGCCGTTTGATTAGTTCCTAATTGTAAGGCAGTATTTCCTACACTTGTAAAAACAGAACCATAAGCTAAACCACCTGTTAAAAGTGAACCCGCGGCAGTTCCTTCAATTCCAAAAATAGTATGTGCAGTAGTGTTTAATAATTGCATATACTGAAAACCCGTTGTTGCACTTAAAGATTCAAAAACTATATTATTATTACCTACAGAACTTATAAATTTAGTAGCACTTGTTACACTACTTGAGAATGTAGCAGCACCAGAATAAGCAATTTTTAATCCATTTGCACCACTAGGGTAAATGTTAATATCTGCGTCAGCACCAACAGATGCGGTTTGTAATGTCCATTGCGGAGTGCCACTTGCGGTTAATCTAAAGTATAATTCTTTTGCTTGTGCAGATGCATTTTGTCCACCCAAAGTAAAGATAGTTTGAATCGCATCTTGTGTTGCACCATAAATAGTACTTGCCGCGTTTGCTCTAATACTACTTGAGAATGTAGCAGCACCTGTAGTAGCAATAGTCAAAGCAGCATTGCTTGAACTATTAGTGAAAAATCTTAAATCATTACCAGCCGCAGTATATAAATCATAACCAGTTCCAGTGCTTCCACTAACTGCACTTCTTTCACCTATAAATAATTTAGCAGCACCGCTTTGGTCAAATCTTATATATGGATTATTTGTAGTTGAATTAAATGCTGCACTTAAAGATGTGCCAGAATTAAATGTAGCAGCACCAGTAGTAGCAAAAGTTAACCAATTAACTCCGCTTTTTGTTCCTAAATATAAAGCGTTGAAATCTCCCGTATTTATTCTAAAATCGTGATTTGTTGTACTACCGATTGATGCTACTCCACCAAGAGGGGTTGGAGATATAAATGCTGCTGCTCTACCATCTTGGTCTTGAACATTAACTCTACCACTACCATTGCTTACTCCTGTACTTGTAAATGATAAAGCAGATATAGTACTTGAGAACGTAGCACTTGTACCACTTAATAGTCCACTAAATGATGCAGTAGTACCACCTAAATTACCAACTATTGTAACAGCGTTACCACTACCACTTGTTTTGTTTACATACAAGCCTTCCCCGTTACCTCCTTTAGTTATGTTTAGAGCTATGCCGCTTCCGCTTGTATGGCCAATAGTGAAAGTATCTCCACTACCACTACTTGAGAAGCTACCAGTAGTTCCGATTAATCCGCCAGTCAAAGTGCCACCAGTTAAATTTAACTTACCATTAAGCTGAGTCTGTATAGCACTTGTAACACCAGCTAAATAACCTATCTCTGTAGTTGTTGTAGTTGCACTTGCTGCAATCTTACCACTACCATCAGAAACCAATGCTCTTGAAGCAGTTAAGTTAGCAGTTACTACGCTTGATGCACCACCAGTAATAGATGCTTGTGCTCTTGCTGTAGTAAAGTATTGATTTGTTCCCTCAGCAACATCTGATGTTGTTAAAACAACAGTTCCAGCAAATCCGTTTACGGTTGTAACTGGGAAAGTAATGTTTGTATTTGAAGCACTTGTAATTCTACCTTTGCTATCTACAGCGATTGTAGGCACAGCAGTAGAAGTTCCGTAAGTTGTAGCAGTAACACCAGTATTAGCTAATGTTAAAGCAGATGTTACGTTTGCAGAGCCATTAAAGCTAACTGACCAAGTAGCATCACCACTTGCGGCTATTGTTCTTGCAGTAGATAAGATGTTTGCAGCATTTGCTGTACCATTTAAGTTACCATCTACGTTAGCAACTAAAGTTGCAACTGTATAACCAGTTCCAGTAGTGTTAACTACGTTTGTAGGCTCATCTACTAATCCAGTAAATATCTTAAACTTACCAGCATCAGAAGCATCTCTGAATAAACCAGTAAACTCTACTCTTTCTTGAACAGCATCATAGTATCTACCATAATATCCAATGTCAACCGCATCTGTTGTATTGTTAGTATTAGCTACCTCAAACAATGGGTCTTTAGAAGATATTGATTCTGTATTTACATAAGTTGCAGTACCATTAATAGTTAAGTTACCACTTACAACTAAGTTGTTTGGCATTGTAACATCATTAGTAAATCCTATTGTTGTAGTGTTACCTACAGTTGTAGCTGCAATTTGATTTGCAGTTCCGTTTATTGTTGTTATACCTTGGTCAGTCCAAGTTGCTGTTATTACGTTAGCATCTTGTTGAGTTAGGCTTAAAGTCTTTGTTGATGTACCAGTTACTGCAGCAGATACGATAGAACGATTGTAAGCTATATCGTATTGACCTAATTTAACCGTAGTAGGAATCGCATAACCAGCAGTTAAGCTAAATACACCGCTATTGTTAGCATAAGTTAAACCAGTCGCAGATGAGGCTAATGCAAGTCTTGCACGAGCATCTGTATAGTATAAGTTTGTGCCTTCTGCTAAATCTGTAGTAGTCTTTGCAGCTAAAGCACTATTGAATCTTGCTTGTGTATAGTAAAGGTTAGTTCCTTCAGCTAAATTAGTGGTACTCTTATTGCTAAAAGCA